AGTGAAATACCTCCCTTTTGTGGATTTGTCTGTTTGTCGACTTTTTGTGTTGGTGGTGAGTGTTGTGCAGCCTGAGCTTCCTGATAGTCGCGATTGGTGTGGGGAGACGCGTCGTTGGTGGCGTGTGTGGGGTGAGGATAGTCGCGCGCAGTACGTGTCTGATGAGGAGTGGCTGTTTCTCATGGATGCTGCGGTGATTCATGATTGTGTGTGGCGTGAGGGCCGGGCGGATTTGGTGGCTTCGTTGCGTGCCCATGTGAAGGCTTTTATGGGCATGTTGGATCGTTATTCGGTTGATGTGGCGTCTGGTTGTCGTGGTGGCGGTTCTGCGGTGGCGATGATTGACCGGTATAGGAAGCGCAAGGGGGCTTGAGTAGGTGTCTGGTGTTGTGGGTTCTCAGGTTCCTCGTCACCGTGTTGCTGCGGCGTATTCGGTGTCTGCTGGTGGTGATGCTGGGGAGTTGGGTCGTGCGTATGGGTTGACGCCTGATCCGTGGCAGCAGCAGGTGTTGGATGATTGGCTGGCTGTCGGTAGCAATGGCAGGCTTGCTTCTGGTGTGTGTGGGGTGTTTGTTCCGCGGCAGAATGGCAAAAACGCTATTCTTGAGGTTGTGGAGTTGTTTAAGGCGACTATTCAGGGTCGCCGTATTTTGCATACGGCTCACGAGTTGAAGTCGGCTCGTAAGGCGTTTATGCGGTTGAGGTCGTTTTTTGAGAATGAGCGGCAGTTTCCTGACTTGTATCGTATGGTGAAGTCGATTCGGGCGACGAATGGTCAGGAGGCTATTGTGTTGCATCATCCGGATTGTGCCACGTTTGAGAAGAAGTGTGGTTGTCCGGGTTGGGGTTCGGTTGAGTTTGTGGCCCGTTCTCGTGGTTCTGCTCGCGGGTTTACGGTTGATGATTTGGTGTGTGATGAGGCTCAGGAGTTGTCGGATGAGCAGTTGGAGGCTTTGCTTCCTACGGTGAGCGCTGCCCCGTCTGGTGATCCGCAGCAGATTTTCCTTGGCACGCCGCCTGGGCCGCTAGCGGACGGTAGTGTGGTGTTGCGTCTTCGCGGGCAGGCTTTGTCGGGTGGTAAAAGGTTTGCGTGGACGGAGTTTTCGATTCCTGACGAGTCTGATCCGGATGATGTGTCGCGGCAGTGGCGGAAGTTGGCGGGTGACACTAATCCGGCGTTGGGGCGTCGCCTGAATTTTGGGACCGTAAGCGATGAGCATGAGTCGATGTCTGCTGCGGGTTTTGCTCGGGAGCGTCTTGGCTGGTGGGATCGTGGCCAGTCTGCTACGTCTGTGATTCCTGCGGATAAGTGGGCTCAGTCTGCGGTGGATGAGGCGAGTCTGGTTGGCGGGAAAGTGTTTGGTGTCTCGTTTTCTCGTTCTGGGGATCGGGTTGCTTTGGCGGGTGCCGGCCGGACTGATGCTGGTGTGCATGTTGAGGTTATTGATGGGCTGTCGGGGACGATTGTTGATGGTGTGGGCCGGTTGGCTGACTGGTTGGCAGTTCGTTGGGGTGATACTGACCGGATTATGGTTGCCGGGTCTGGTGCGGTGTTGTTGCAGAAGGCGTTGACGGATCGTGGTGTTCCGGGTCGTGGCGTGGTGGTTGCTGATACTGGCACCTATGTGGAGGCTTGTCAGGCGTTTCTTGAGGGTGTTCGTTCGGGTGTTGTGTCTCATCCTCGTGCTGATTCTCGCCGTGACATGTTGGATATTGCTGTGAGGTCGGCTGTGCAGAAGCGTAAGGGTTCGGCTTGGGGCTGGGGCTCTACGTTTAAGGATGGTTCTGAGGTTCCTTTGGAGGCTGTGTCGCTGGCGTATCTTGGTGCGAAAACAGTTAAAGTGAAGCGGCGTGAACGGTCTGGTAGGAAGCGGGTGTCTGTGGTATGAACGTGGACGAGTTGGCTCTGATTGAGGGCATGTACGATCGTATCCAAAGGTTGTCTTCGTGGCATTGCCGTATTGAGGGCTACTATGAGGGCTCGAGCCGGGTGCATGATTTGGGGGTGGCTATTCCTCCGGAGTTGCAGCGTGTGCAGACTGTGGTGTCGTGGCCTGGTATAGCTGTGGATGCTTTGGAGGAGCGTCTGGATTGGCTTGGCTGGACTAATGGTGACGGCTACGGTCTGGATGGTGTGTATGCTGCGAATCGTCTATCAACTGCGTCATGCGACGTCCACCTTGATGCACTAATTTTTGGGTTGTCGTTTGTTGCGATCATTCCTCATGGTGATGGTACGGTGTCGGTTCGTCCGCAGTCACCAAAGAATTGTACGGGCAAGTTTTCGGCTGACGGGTCTCGTTTGGATGCGGGTTTGGTGGTTCAGCAGACGTGTGATCCTGAGGTGGTTGAGGCTGAGCTTTTGCTTCCTGATGTGATTGTTCAGGTGGAGCGGCGGGGTTCGCGTGAATGGGTTGAGGTGGATCGTATACCGAATGTGTTGGGTGCTGTTCCGCTTGTGCCTATTGTGAATCGTCGCCGTACTTCTAGGATTGATGGCCGTTCGGAGATTACGAGGTCTATTAGGGCTTACACGGATGAGGCTGTGCGCACACTGTTGGGGCAGTCTGTGAATCGTGATTTTTATGCGTATCCTCAGCGTTGGGTGACTGGCGTGAGTGCGGATGAGTTTTCGCAGCCTGGCTGGGTCCTGTCGATGGCTTCTGTGTGGGCTGTGGATAAGGATGATGATGGTGACACTCCGAATGTGGGGTCGTTTCCTGTCAATAGTCCTACACCGTATTCGGATCAGATGCGGCTGTTGGCGCAGTTGACTGCGGGTGAGGCGGCTGTTCCGGAACGCTATTTCGGGTTTATCACGTCTAACCCACCTAGTGGGGAGGCTTTGGCTGCCGAGGAATCTCGGCTTGTGAAGCGTGCTGAGCGGCGTCAAACGTCGTTTGGTCAGGGCTGGCTGTCGGTTGGTTTCCTGGCTGCCAAGGCGTTGGATTCTCGTGTTGATGAGGCCGATTTTTTTGGTGATGTTGGTTTGCGTTGGCGTGATGCTTCGACGCCTACCCGGGCGGCTACGGCTGATGCTGTGACGAAGCTTGTTGGTGCCGGTATTTTGCCTGCTGATTCTCGTACGGTGTTGGAGATGTTGGGGCTTGATGATGTGCAGGTTGAGGCTGTGATGCGGCATCGTGCTGAGTCGTCGGATCCGTTGGCTGCGCTTGCTGGGGCTATATCGCGGCAGACGAACGAGGTTTGATAGGCGATGGCTTCGGGTGTTGCGTCGAGGTTGGCTGCTACCGGGTATCAGCGTGAGGCGGTCAGGTTTGCTGGAAAGTATGCGGGCTATTATGCCGAGTTGGGTCGTTTGTGGCGTGTCGGCAGGATGAGTGACACGCAGTATGTTCGTTTGTGTGTGGAGTTGGAGCGTGCCGGCCATGATGGTTCGGCATCGATGGCTGCCAGGTTTGTGTCGGATTTTCGCCGGTTGAATGGTGTCGATCCTGGTTTGATCGTGTATGACGAGTTTGATGCTGCTGCGGCTTTGGCTAGGTCGTTTTCGACTATGAAGATTATGAATAGTGACCCGGATAGGGCGAATGACACGATTGATGCGATGGCGGCGGGTGTTAATCGGGCTGTTATGAATGCTGGTCGTGACACGGTTGAGTGGTCGGCGGGTGCGCAGGGTAGGTCGTGGCGTCGGGTTACTGATGGTGATCCGTGTGCTTTTTGTGCCATGTTGGCTACGAGGTCGGATTATACGACCAAAGAAAGGGCACTCACTTCCGGTCATACGCGGCGTCATAAGCGTGGTGGTAAGCGTCCGTTTGGTTCGAAATATCATGATCATTGCGGCTGTACGGTGGTTGAGGTTGTTGGCCCTTGGGAACCAAATAGGGCTGATGCCGAGTATCAGAGGACGTATGAGAAGGCCCGTGAGTGGGTTGATGATCATGGGTTGCAGCAGTCGCCTGGCAATATTTTGAAGGCTATGCGTACTGTTGGCGGCATGAGATAATTTGCTGTGGTTTCCGGTTGTGCGCCGCCGGTTATTGGTGCACAGGGTTGTCTCCCGCACGGGGGTCAACAATGTTGTGTTGTTTTCCGCAAGGAGTGTAGGGTTAGGCTATGGCCGATCAGAGTGTTGAGGAACAGAATGTTGACAATGATGTTGTGGAGTCCGGAAAGGATAACGGCATTGTTGATACAGTAAAAGATGATGGCGGGCAGGAGGTAGCCGACAATCAGTTGAAGAATGAAGGCGAGGGTAAATCGCCGGGGACTGATTGGAAGGCGGAGGCCCGTAAGTGGGAGTCTCGTGCTAAAAGTAATTTCGCCGAGTTGGAGAAGCTTCGTACATCGAGTGACGATTCTGGATCTACTATTGATGAGCTTCGCCGCAAGAATGAGGAACTCGAAGACAGGATCAACGGGTTTGTTCTTGAGGGTGTGAAGCGCGAGGTGGCTTCAGAGTATGGTTTGTCCAGTGATGCGATCGCTTTCTTGTCGGGTGGCGATAAGGAGTCACTTGCCGAGTCTGCGAAAGCTTTGAAGGGTTTGATCTACCATAGTAGTGGTGGCGCGGGTGTGCGCCGTCTTGCGGGGAGTGCCCCCGTTGATGATGTTAAACGACGTGAGGGTGTCGCGTTTGTGGATGCTCTTGTCAATAATTCTAGGAGATGATTTGTGATGGCTGACGATTTTCTTTCTGCAGGGAAGCTTGAGCTTCCTGGTTCTATGATTGGTGCGGTTCGTGACCGTGCTATCGATTCTGGTGTTTTGGCGAAGCTTTCGCCGGAGCAGCCGACTATTTTTGGCCCTGTTAAGGGTGCCGTGTTTAGTGGTGTTCCTCGCGCTAAGATTGTTGGTGAGGGCGAGGTTAAGCCTTCCGCTTCTGTTGATGTTTCGGCGTTTACTGCCCAGCCGATCAAGGTTGTGACTCAGCAGCGTGTCTCGGACGAGTTTATGTGGGCTGATGCTGATTACCGTCTGGGTGTTTTGCAGGATCTGATTTCCCCGGCTCTTGGTGCTTCGATTGGTCGCGCCGTGGATCTGATTGCCTTCCACGGTATTGATCCGGCTACGGGTACGCCTGCTGCGGCTGTCAAGTCTTCGCTGGATAAGACGAAGCATATTGTTGATGCCACGGATTCTGCTACGACCGATCTGGTCAAGGCTGTCGGTCTTATCGCTGGTGCTGGTTTGCAGGTTCCTAACGGGGTTGCTTTGGATCCGGCGTTCTCGTTTGCCCTGTCTACTGAGGTGTATCCGAAGGGGTCTCCGCTTGCCGGCCAGCCTATGTATCCTGCCGCCGGGTTTGCCGGTTTGGATAATTGGCGTGGCTTGAATGTTGGTTCTTCTTCGACTGTTTCTGGCGCCCCGGAGATGTCGCCTGCCTCTGGTGTTAAGGCTATTGTTGGTGATTTCTCGCGTGTTCATTGGGGTTTCCAGCGTAACTTCCCGATCGAGCTTATCGAGTATGGTGACCCGGATCAGACTGGGCGTGACCTGAAGGGCCATAATGAGGTTATGGTTCGTGCCGAGGCTGTGCTGTATGTGGCTATCGAGTCGCTTGATTCGTTTGCTGTTGTGAAGGAGAAGGATGCCCCGAAGCCTAATCCGCCGGCCGAGAACTGATTTATTGTTGCGGTGATGTGTCAATGTGCAGGGGGTGGTGTTGATGGGTATCATTTTGAAGCCTGAGGATATTGAGCCTTTCGCCGATATTCCTAGAGAGAAGCTTGAGGCGATGATTGCCGATGTGGAGGCTGTGGCTGTCAGTGTCGCCCCCTGTATCGCTAAACCGGATTTCAAATATAGGGATGCCGCTAAGGCTATTCTGCGTAGGGCTTTGTTGCGCTGGAATGATACTGGCGTGTCGGGTCAGGTGCAGTATGAGTCGGCGGGCCCGTTTGCTCAGACTACACGGTCTAATACTCCCACGAATTTGTTGTGGCCTTCTGAGATTGCTGCGTTGAAGAAGTTGTGTGAGGGTGATGGTGGGGCTGGTAAAGCGTTCACTATTACACCGACCATGAGGAGTAGTGTGAATCATTCTGAGGTGTGTTCCACGGTGTGGGGTGAGGGTTGCTCGTGCGGGTCGAATATTAACGGCTACGCTGGCCCTTTGTGGGAGATATGATATGACCAGTTTTCCTTATGGTGAAACGGTTGTGATGCTTCAACCGACTGTTCGTGTCGATGATCTTGGTGACAAGGTTGAGGATTGGGGGCATCCTGTAGAAACCGTGTACCATAACGTGGCCATCTATGCTTCCGTTTCGCAGGAGGATGAGGCCGCGGGGCGTGACTCTGACTATGAGCATTGGTCGATGCTTTTCAAGCAGTCTGTTGTTGGTGCTGATTATCGTTGCAGGTGGCGTATTCGGGGTGTTGTGTGGGAGGCTGACGGGTCTCCTATGGTGTGGCATCATCCGATGTCTGGCTGGGATGCGGGCACGCAGATCAATGTGAAGCGTAAGAAGGGCTGATAGATTGTGGCTCAGGATGTGAATGTGAAGCTGAACTTGCCGGGTATTCGTGAGGTGTTGAAGTCTTCTGGGGTGCAGGGCATGTTGGCTGAGCGTGGCGAGCGTGTCAAGCGTGCAGCCTCGGCTAATGTGGGCGGGAACGCTTACGATAGGGCCCAATACCGTAACGGTTTGTCGTCGGAGGTGCAGGTTCATCGTGTTGAGGCTGTCGCTCGTATAGGCACCACATATAAGGGTGGGAAGCGTATTGAGGCGAAGTATGGCACGCTGGCTAGGTCGATTGGGGCAGCGTCGTGATCGTCTACGATGACCCCAGGAAGTGGGCTAAACGTGTGTTGGCGGATGATGGCTGGCTGTCTGGGATACCATGCACAGGGACAGTGCCGGATAGCTTTGAGGGTGACCTGATTTGGTTGGCGTTGGATGGTGGCCCGCAGTTGCATGTGCGTGAGCAGGTGTTTTTGCGGGTGAACGTGTTTTCGGATACGCCGGATCGTGCTATGTCGTTGGCGCGTCGTGTTGAGGCTGTGCTGGTTGATGGTGTGGACGGTGATCCGGTGGTGTTTTGTAGGCGTTCTACGGGTCCTGATTTGCTGGTTGATGGTGCACGTTTTGATGTGTATTCGCTTTTTGAGCTGATATGTAGGCCTGTCGAATCCGAGTAAGCGTATCGTTGTTTTTGTTGATTGATTTTTAGTTTGATTGTTTTTTGGGGGTTATGATGGCTGCAACACGTAAAGCGTCTAATGTTCGCTCTGCTGTTACGGGTGACGTCTATATTGGTAAAGCTCATGCCGGTGACACTATTGATGGTGTGAAGACGGTTCCTGACGGTCTTACCGCTTTAGGGTACCTGTCGGATGACGGGTTTAAGATTAAGCCTGAGCGTAAAACGGATGATTTGAAGGCTTGGCAGAATGCGGATGTTGTTCGCACTGTGGCTACGGAGTCTTCTATCGAGATTTCTTTCCAGCTGATCGAGTCCAAGAAGGAGGTTATCGAGCTGTTTTGGCAGTCGAAGGTTACTGCCGGAGCCGATTCGGGCTCGTTCGATATTTCTCCTGGTGCCACCACTGGCGTGCACGCCCTGTTGATGGATATTATTGATGGCGATCAGGTTATTCGCTACTATTTCCCTGAGGTTGAGTTGATCGATCGTGACGAGATCAAGGGCAAGAATGGCGAGGTGTACGGGTATGGTGTGACGTTGAAGGCGTATCCTGCCCAGATTAATAAGAAGGGTGATGCGGTGTCGGGTCGGGGGTGGATGACGGCTTTAAAAGCTGATACTCCTCCTTCTCCGAAGCCTCAGCCGGATCCGAATCCGCCATCTGAGAACTGATACACGATTTTAGGGGATTGTTGATAGATGAGTGACACAGGTTACACGTTAAAGATTGGTGACTGTAGCTGGGTGTTGGCGGATGCGGAGGAGACGGCTCAGGCTGTTCCTGCCCGTGTTTTTCGCCGTGCAGCTAAGATTGCCCAGTCGGGGGAGTCTGCGGATTTTGCCCAGGTTGAGGTGATGTTTTCTATGTTGGAGGCTGCCGCCCCGGCTGATGCTGTGGAGGCTTTGGAGGGGCTTCCTATGGTTCGTGTGGCCGAGATTTTCCGTGAGTGGATGGAGTGGAAGCCTGAAGGTAAGGGTGCCTCTTTGGGGGAATAGTTTGGCTCCACGGCCTGATTGATGATTATCGTGGGGCCATCGAATATGATTGGAGGACCCGGTTCGGTTGCTCGGTTTATGATGTTGGTGGCCCGCAGATGTGTTGGGGTGAGGCTGTCCGGCTGGCTGGCGTGTTGTGTACCGATACGTCTAGCCAGTTGGCGGCCCACCTTAATGGTTGGCAGCGCCCGTTTGAGTGGTGCGAGTGGGCTGTGCTGGACATGCTGGATCATTACAGGTCTGCTAATAGTGAGGGGCAGCCGGAGCCTGTGGCGAGGCCTACGGATGAGCGTAGGGCCCGGTTTACGTCTGGACAGGTGGACGATATTTTGGCGCGGGTTCGTGCCGGTGGCGGGGTGTCTCGCGAGATTAATATTATGGGGTGAATAGTGTATGTCTGGTGAGATTGCTTCCGCATATGTGTCGTTGTATACGAAGATGCCTGGCTTGAAATCGGATGTTGGTAAACAGCTTTCTGGGGTGATGCCTGCTGAGGGTCAGCGTTCGGGTAGCTTGTTTGCTAAGGGCATGAAGTTGGCTCTTGGTGGTGCCGCAATGATGGGCGCTATTAGTGTTGCTAAGAAGGGCCTCAAGTCTATATATGATGTGACTATTGGTGGCGGTATAGCTCGCGCTATGGCTATTGATGAGGCTCAGGCTAAACTGACTGGTTTGGGTCACACGTCGTCTGACACGTCTTCGATTATGAATTCGGCTATTGAGGCTGTGACTGGTACGTCGTATGCGTTGGGTGATGCAGCTTCGACTGCGGCGGCGTTGTCTGCTTCTGGTGTGAAGTCTGGCGGGCAGATGACGGATGTGTTGAAGACTGTCGCCGATGTGTCTTATATTTCGGGTAAGTCGTTTCAGGATACGGGCGCTATTTTTACGTCTGTGATGGCTCGCGGTAAGTTGCAGGGCGATGACATGTTGCAGCTTACGATGGCGGGTGTTCCTGTACTGTCTTTGCTTGCCAGGCAGACGGGTAAAACCTCGGCTGAGGTGTCGCAGATGGTGTCGAAGGGGCAAATTGATTTTGCCACGTTTGCGGCTGCGATGAAGCTTGGCATGGGTGGTGCTGCGCAGGCGTCTGGGAAGACGTTTGAGGGCGCTATGAAGAATGTTAAGGGTGCCCTGGGTTATCTTGGTGCTACGGCTATGGCGCCGTTTCTTAACGGGTTGCGGCAGATTTTTGTTGCGTTGAATCCGGTTATCAAGTCTATCACGGATTCTGTGAAGCCGATGTTTGCTGCCGTCGATGCTGGTATTCAGCGGATGATGCCGTCTATTTTGGCGTGGATTAACCGTATGCCGGGCATGATCACGAGAATGAATGCACAGATGCGCGCCAAGGTGGAGCAGTTGAAGGGCATTTTTGCGAGAATGCATTTGCCTGTTCCTAAGGTGAATTTGGGTGCCATGTTTGCTGGCGGCACCGCAGTGTTTGGTATTGTTGCTGCCGGTGTGGGGAAGCTTGTTGCAGGGTTTGCCCCGTTGGCGGTGTCGTTGAAGAATTTGTTGCCGTCGTTTGGTGCTTTGAAGGGTGCCGCTGGCGGGCTTGGTGGCGTGTTTCGCGCTCTGGGGGGCCCTGTCGGTATTGTGATCGGGCTGTTTGCTGCCATGTTTGCTACGAACGCCCAGTTCCGTGCCGCGGTGATGCAGCTTGTGGCTGTGGTGGGCCAGGCCTTGGGGCAGATCATGGCCGCTATTCAGCCACTGTTTGGTTTAGTTGCTGGGCTGGTGGCCCAGTTGGCTCCCGTTTTTGGCCAGATTATCGGTTTGGTGGCTGGTTTGGCGGCTCAGCTTGTGCCTGTGATTGGTATGCTGGTTGCCCGGCTGGTTCCTGTGATCACGCAGATTATTGGCATGGTGACACAGGTTGCTGCCATGTTGCTGCCTACGTTGATGCCGGTGTTGCAGGCTGTTGTTGCTGTGATACGGCAGGTTGTTGGCGTGATCATGCAGTTGGTGCCTGTTTTGATGCCTGTGATTCAGCAGATTTTGGGTGCTGTCATGTCTGTGCTGCCGCCTATCATCGGCCTTATCCGGTCGCTGATACCGGTGATCATGTCGATTATGCGTGTGGTGGTGCAGGTTGTTGGTGCCGTGCTACAGGTGGTGGCCCGTATTATTCCGGTTGTTATGCCGATTTATGTTTCGGTGATTGGATTCATTGCCAAGATTTATGCTGCGGTTATCGTTTTTGAGGCTAAGGTTATTGGCGCTATTCTTCGTGCTATTACGTGGATTGTGAATCATTCAGTGTCTGGCGTGAGGTCTATGGGCACGGCCATCCAGAATGGCTGGAATCATATCAAATCGTTTACGTCGGCGTTTATTAACGGTTTCAAGTCGATCATTTCTGCCGGTGTTGCCGCGGTTGTGGGGTTTTTTACGCGGCTTGGTTTGTCGGTTGCCTCCCATGTGAGGTCTGGTTTTAACGCGGCTCGTGGCGCTGTTTCTTCTGCGATGAATGCTATTCGGAGTGTTGTGTCTTCGGTGGCGTCTGCTGTTGGCGGGTTTTTCGGTTCGATGGCGTCGAGGGTTCGTAGTGGTGCTGTGCGCGGGTTTAATGGTGCCCGGAGTGCGGCTTCTTCTGCTATGCATGCTATGGGTTCGGCTGTGTCTAGCGGGGTGCATGGTGTGCTGGGTTTTTTCCGGAATTTGCCTGGCAATATTCGGCATGCTCTCGGTAACATGGGGTCCCTGTTGGTGTCTGCTGGCCGTGATGTGGTGTCTGGTTTGGGTAATGGTATCCGGAATGCTATGAGTGGCTTGTTGGATACTGTGCGTAATATGGGTTCTCAGGTTGCGAATGCGGCGAAGTCGGTGTTGGGTATTCATTCCCCGTCTAGGGTGTTTCGTGATCAGGTTGGCCGTCAGGTTGTTGCTGGTTTGGCTGAGGGTATTACTGGTAATGCTGGTTTGGCGTTGGATGCGATATCGGGTGTGGCTGGTCGGCTGCCTGATGCGGTTGATGCCCGGTTTGGTGTGCGTTCGTCTGTGGGCTCGTTTACCCCGTATGGCAGGTATCAGCGTGCGAGCGAGAAGAGTGTTGTGGTGAATGTGAACGGACCTACGTATGGGGATCCGAACGAGTTTGCGAAGCGGATTGAGCGGCAGCAGCGTGACGCTTTGAACGCGTTGGCTTACATGTGATATGGGGTGTTGTGCATGTTTATTCCTGACCCGTCTGATCGTGCCGGTTTGACTGTTACCTGGTCTATGTTGCCGTTGATTGGTAATGATCCGGAGCGTGTGCTTCATTTGACGGATTATACGGGGTCGTCTTCGGTCATGTTGTTGAATGATTCGTTGCGCGGCCTGGGTGTTCCCGAGGTGGAGCATTTTTCTCAAACTCATGTTGGGGTGCACGGCTCGGAGTGGTGCGGGTTTAATGTGAAGCCTCGCGAGGTGACGCTGCCGGTGTTGGTGTCGGGTGTTGACCCGGATCCGGATGGCGGGTTTCGTGACGGTTTCATGAAGGCGTATGACGAGTTGTGGTCTGCTTTTCCTCCTGGCGAGGAGGGGGAGTTGTCTGTGAAGACTCCTGCCGGCAGGGAGCGTGTGTTAAAATGCCGGTTTGATTCGGCTGATGACACGTTTACGGTTGATCCGGTGAATCGTGGCTATGCGCGTTATGTGCTTCATTTGACAGCTTATGACCCGTTTTGGTATGGGGATGAGCAAAAGTTTCGTTTCAGTAACGCGAAGTTGCAGGATTGGTTGGGTGGCGGCCCGGTCGGCGGGAAGGGTACAGCGTTTCCTGTGGTGTTGACGCCTGGTGTTGGTTCGGGCTGGGATAATCTGTATAATAAGGGTGATGTGCCTGCGTGGCCTGTGATTCGTGTTGAGGGGCCTTTGGAGTCGTGGTCTGTGCAGATTGATGGTTTGCGTGTGTCTTCGGACTATCCTGTCGAGGAGTATAATTGGATTACTATTGATACGGATCCTCGTAAACAGTCTGCGTTGTTGAATGGGTTTGAGGATGTGATGGATCGTTTGAAGGAGTGGGAGTTTGCGCCTATCCCGCCTGGCGGTTCGAAGAGTGTGAATATTGAGATGGTTGGTTTGGGTGCCATTGTTATGTCGGTGCAGTACAGGTTTTTGAGGGCTTGGTGAACGGTTGTGGCTGGTCTTGTTCCGTATGTAACGTTGTTTACGCCGGATTATCGCCGTGTGGCGCCTATCAATTTTTTTGAGTCGTTGAAGTTGTCGTTGAAGTGGAATGGTTTGTCCACTTTGGAGTTGGTGGTGTCGGGTGATCATTCTAGGCTTGACGGGTTGACTAGGCCGGGTGCACGGCTGGTTGTTGATTATGGTGGTGGCCAGATTTTTTCTGGGCCTGTGCGTCGGGTTCATGGTGTGGGTCCGTGGCGGTCTTCGCGGGTGACTATCACGTGTGAGGATGATATTCGCCTGTTGTGGCGTATGTTGATGTGGCCTGTGAATTATCGCCCCGGTATGGTTGGTATGGAGTGGCGTGCCGACAGGGATTATGCCCACTATTCGGGTGCGGCGGAGTCGGTTGCTAAGCAGGTGTTGGGGGATAATGCTTGGCGTTTTCCGCCTGGTTTGTTTATGACCGATGATGAGAGTCGTGGCCGCTATATTAAGGATTTTCAGGTGCGGTTTCACGTGTTTGCCGATAAGTTGTTGCCGGTGTTGTCGTGGGCTCGGATGACTGTTTCGGTGAACCAGTTTGAGAATGTGAAGCAGGATCAGCGTGGTTTGCTGTTTGATTGTGTGCCTGCTGTGACGCGTGACCATGTGTTGACTGCCGAGTCTGGGTCTATTGTGTCGTGGGAGTATGTGCGTGACGCCCCGAAGGCTACGTCGGTGGTTGTGGGTGGCCGCGGCGAGGGCAAGGATCGGCTGTTTTGTGAGGATGTTGATTCGATGGCTGAGGGTGACTGGTTTGATCGTGTCGAGGTGTTTAAGGATGCCCGTAACACGGATTCTGAGCATGTGCATCTCATTGATGAGGCGGAGCGGGTGTTGTCCGAGTCGGGGGCCACGTCGGGGTTTAAGATCGAGTTGGCTGAGTCGGATGTGTTGCGGTTTGGGCCAGGCAATCTGATGCCGGGTGATTTGATCTATGTGGATGTGGGCTCGGGGCCTATTGCGGAGATTGTGCGGCAGATTGATGTGGAGTGTGTATCGCCTGGTGACGGTTGGACGAAGGTGACTCCTATTGCGGGGGATTATGAGGATAATCCGTCGGCCCTGTTGGCTCGCCGTGTGGCTGGTTTGGCTGCGGGTGTGCGGGATTTGCAAAAGTTTTAGTAAGTGATTGGGGTTTGTTGTGGGTATTGTGTGCAAGGGTTTTGATGGTGTGTTGACCGAGTATGATTGGGCTCAAATGTCTGGTCTGATGGGTAATATGCCGTCTGTGAAAGGGCCGGACGATTTTCGTGTCGGCACTACTGTTCAGGGTGCCACAGTGTTGTGTGAGGTACTGCCGGGGCAGGCGTGGGCTCACGGGGTGATGTGCACGTCGAATAGTGTTGAGACGGTGACGGGGCAGCTGCCTGGTCCGGGTGAGACCCGATACGACTATGTTGTTCTGTCTCGGGATTGGGAGCAGAACACAGCCAAGTTGGAGATTGTTCAGGGTGGCCGTGCGGAGCGTGCCAGGGATGTGTTGCGTGCCGAGCCTGGCGTGTACCATCAGCAGTTGCTGGCGACTTTGGTGTTGTCGTCTAACGGGTTGCAGCAGCTGCTGGATAGGCGTGCTGTGGCGGCCCGTGTGGCGTTTGGGGAGTCTGCGGCTTGTGATCCTACCCCGGTGGAGGGTGACCGGGTGATGGTTCCTTCTGGGGCTGTGTGGGCTAACCATGCCGGCGAGTGGATGCTACTGTCCCCCAGGATCGAAACTGGTTCTAAGTCGATCATGTTTGGCGGGTCTGCTGTGTATGCTTACACGATCCCGTTTGCCCGCCCGTTTGGTAGTCCGCCGGTTGTGGTGGCGTCTATGGCTACGGCGGCTGGGGGCACGCAGCAGATCGATGTGAAAGCCTACAATGTTACTAATAAGGATTTTGGTTTAGCGTTTATTACGAATGATGGGTCTAAGCCTTCTGGTGTGCCTGCGGTTGCGAATTGGATTGCTGTCGGCGTGTGACCGGGCTGTTGCGGCTGATGTTGTAATGTTGGGTGGCTGTGGTGTCGTGGATTACTCCTGCACTGGTGGCTTCTATCTGTACGGCGTTGGCCACGGTTTTGGGTTCTGTTCCGGCGGTCACGTCTAAATCTCGGAGGCGTTTGCGGCGGCTGTCGGCTCAGGTGGATGCTTTGGAGGAGTATACGTGGGGTGTGCGGCGTGAGGTTCGCCGGTTTAACGCCGGGCTTCCTGATGATGTGGAGCCGATGCATCTCCCTGATGTGCCTGAGTTTTTGAAAGATACTGTTGATGGTGGAGGTGAGCAGGGTTGAGGGAGTTGGAGGAGGAGAAGCGGCAGCGCCGCAATTTCGAGAAGGCTTCACTGATACTGTTGTTCCTGTCGCTTGTGCTGTTGGCGGTGGTTGCCGGGGGTGCTTTACGGTACGGGTTTGTGGCTTCGCAAAGGGATTCGGAGCAGGCGAGGGCCCAGTCTAATGGTACAGCCGCTAAAGGGTTGGCCAACCGTGTGAAGCGGGTGTGTGCTTCGGGTGGGCAGGAGTCGGTGCGGCTTCACCAGTCTGGCTTGTGTGTGGATGCTCAGCGTGTTGAGCGGAGTGTGCAGGGTGTGCCGGGTCCTGCCGGTGAGCGCGGCCCGCAAGGCCCTGCAGGTGCTGACGGCCGGGATGGTGTTAATGGTTCAGCTGGGCTGGTTGGCCCTGTTGGTCCGCAGGGTTCCCCGGGTTTGAATGGTGTGAAAGGTCCTGACGGGCTGCCTGGCGCTAACGGTTCGGATGGCCATGATGGTGTTGCCGGTGTGAACGGCGTTGATGGCCGGGATGGCGCTGATGGGGCTGATGGTGGCCGTGGCCCTGCCGGCCCTCAAGGTGCACAGGGTGAGCGTGGCCCTGTGGGGCCTCAGGGTCCGCAGGGTTCTGCCGGTGCCGATGGCACGAATGGTCGGGACGGCAAGGATGGCAAGGATGGCCGTTCTGTTGTGTCTGTGTACTGTTCCGGGGATCGCCTGGTTGTGAAATATAGTGACGGTGCGGTCTCTACCATATCGGGTTCTGTGGCCTGTGAGGGTGTGAAACCGTCGCCTATAGTGACTATATCATCCCACAAATAGAAAGGAGTGGCTGTGATGGTAGTGTTTGGGGGTGGCGTGTTGTGAGATACATTCCAGCGGCGCATCACTCTGCCGGATCAAATAAGCCGGTGAACAGGGTTGTGATTCACGCGACATGCCCGGATGTGGGGTTTCCGTCCGCGTCCCGTAAGGGGCGGGCGGTGTCCACGGCAAACTATTTCGCGTCCCCATCGGCGGGCGGTTCTGCCCATTATGTGTGTGATGTTGGGGAGACGGTGCAGTGCCTGTCCGAGTCTACGATTGGTTGGCATGCCCCGCCGAATCCGCATAGTTTGGGTATAGAGATTTGCGCGGATGGGGGTTCGCACGCCTCGTTCCGGGTGCCAGGGCATGCTTACACTCGTGAGCAGTGGCTGGATCCGCGGGTGTGGCCCGCTGTGGAGCGTGCCGCTATCCTGTGTCGGCAGTTGTGTGACAAGCATGGTGTTCCGAAGAGGAAACTGTCTGTGGCCGATCTAAAAGCGGGTAGGCGGGGCATCTGCGGGCACACTGATGTGACGGATGCGTGGCACCAGTCGGATCATGACGATCCGGGACCGTGGTTTCCGTGGGACAGGTTTATGGCTGTGGTGAATGGCCACGGCGGCGGTTCAAGTAGTGAGGAGTTAACGGTGGCTGATGTGAAAGCGTTACATAATCAGATTAAACAATTGTCTGCTCAGCTTAGTGGTTCGGTGAATAAGCTGCATCACGATGTTGGTGTGGTTCAGGTGCAGAATGGTGACCTGGCGCGCCGTGTGGAGGCCTTGTCGTGGGTGAAGAATCCGGTGACGGGGAAGCTGTGGCGCACTAAGGATGCCCTGTGGAGTGTCTGGTATTACGTGTTGGAGTGTCGCAGCCGCATCAGTAGGCTCGAGTCTGCTGTCAACGATTTAAAAAAGTGATGGTGATGTGTGATGGGTAAACAGTTTTGGTTAGGTTTACTGGAGCGGGCGGCTAAGACTTTTGTGCAAACGTTTGTTGCTGTGTTGGGGGTGACGGCGGGTGTCACGTATACTGCGGAGTCGTTTCGTGGTTTGCCGTGGGAGTCTGCCCTGATCACAGCTACGGTTGCTGCGGTGTTGTCGGTTGCTACATCGTTTGGTAGCCCGTCGTTTGTGGCCGGCAAACCTAAAACCACGCCTGTGGATGCTTGGCTTGTTCCACCCGACGATGGGGGCATGGTCGAGCCTCACATGGTTGATGTGTCGGATCCTGGCATGATTGAGCCGATGGATGATGCGGATGTTGTCGGCTATGAGCCTCGGCGTGCAGCCGAGGCTGAGGTTGGCACGGTAGAGTCTACTGTTGCATAATTGAATATGTGTGTGCCCCAGCGGTGCTGCCACGATCGTGTGGTGGTTGCCGCTGGGGCACTATTTTTGTGTCTATAGTATTCTATGATTCGTTGTTGTTGATGGTTTCTTCGATCAGCTGGTCCAGGCGGTGGCAGGCGGAGATCGTTTCGTTGGCCTGGTGCGGAACATCCTGGCCGATAACATTTTTGTGGTTGTCGCGGTGGCAGATGATTGACTGCATGATATCGTCGGCCTCCGCTTGCAGTAGTTTTGCCTGGTATGCGATCCCGGCGAGCCAATCTATGGCTTCCTGGCTTGCCTGTGTGTCGTATGGAATGCCACGGGTGTTGCTGTTGTTTGGGTATCCTGCACTGTCGCAGTCCCACAGGATTTCGCTGCACTCGTCTAGCGTGTCCTGGTCGATAGCAAGGTTGTCGAGGCTGACTTCTTTGACGGTAAGGTTCACGTTGTCGAGTGAGATGGGTACACGGTACTGGTTTTCTACACTGTCAACAATGTTTTGCAGCTGGTTCATGTTGGTGGGCTGTTGTTGGATGATTCGGTGTACCGCTGTTTTGAGGGCAGTGTAGGTGATATTGGTTGTGTTGTTCATGGTTTTATTTCGTCCCTGTGCTGTCGTCGCTATCGTCTGGATAGTATCTACTGTTTGCGTAGCCTGTTAGGGTGATGAGTGTTTGGTCTGCCCACTGTTTCACGGTTTGCCGGGTGACTCCGAGTCGTTGGGCTGCCACAGAGTAGGTTTGGTCATACCCGTAGACTTCCCGGAATGCTGCCAGCCTAGCTAAATGTTTTCGCTGTTTGGATGGCTGGCAGGTGAGGGTGTAGTCGTCGATGGCTAGCTGCAAATCGATCATGGTAACGATGTTGTTGCCGTGGTGTTGTGGCGCGGTTGGTGGGGGCGGCATTCCTGGTTCGACTGATGGTTTCCATGGGCCTCCGTTCCAGATCCATTGGGCGGCTTGGATGATGTCGGCGGTGGTGTAGGTTCGGTTCACTGGTCATCCCCTGAATAGGTTGTCGAGGTTGTCTGGGTTGCTGGTGTTGGTGGTGTCGAATCGTCCCACACAGTGGCAGTAGTCGTACATGAGTTTGATAATGTGTTGGTGGTCTCCCAAATAGGTGTTTCCGCTGATGCTGTAGGTGGCTGTGCCGTCTTTACTGATGGTGTATTTGGCGGTGATGGTTTCGGGTGTTTCTGTGTTGGTGATGATGGCTGTGGTGGTGGTGCCTACGGTTTGTAGCCTGGTGGTTTGGGTGCCGTCGTCGAGGATGGTTGTGACCATGGTGTGTGTTCTCCCCTTTCAGATGCTGGTTTGGTTGTCGGCTAGATGAATGATATCGGTTAAAGGTTTCGGTTGGTCGAGGTGTTGTATGGTTTTGTTGGCTAGCCGTTTGGCTACCCTGTAGCACATTTTGGTGTAGTGTTTGTTGTCTAGGTTGTGGTATTGTTCCCGCACCGCAATGTATAGCAAAGAGTCTTGGTACAGGTCGTCTGCACTGATTGCGGGGTAGTGTCCGGCTGTTTTGGTGCATGCCCGGTTGAGTGTGCGTAGATGATGGTCTGTGGCCCATCCCCACGATGCGGTGGTGGCTAGGTCTGCTTTGGTTGGTCGTCTGCTCATGTCATCTCTTTCATCTGGCTATCTGGTAGTTGTTTGGTGTTTTGTTGTTGATAGTGTAGCACACGAGTCCGGGGTTTCCGGTGGTGCCTGTCTTGTGCCGGTACCATGTGGATTCGCCTTCCATGGATGGGCATTGGATGAAGGTGCGTTGTCCTTGCTCGGAGATTTCGAGGTGGTGCCGGTGCCCGGCCATGAGAATATTAGATACGGTGCCGTTGTGGAATTCTTGGCCGCGCCACCAATCATAGTGTTTGCCGGTGCGCCATTGGTGGCCGTGGGCGTGCAGGATTTGTGTGCCTGCCACGTCGACGGTGGTGGTCATTTCGTCTCGGCTGGGGAAGTGGAAGTGTAGGTTGGGGTATTGGTTGTTGAGCTGGTAGGCTTCTGCGATGGCGCGGCAGCAGTCCACGTCGAAGGAGTCGTCGTAGGTGGTGACTCCTTTTCCGAAGCGTACGGCTTCTCCGTGGTTGCCGGGGATGGATGTGATGGTGACGTTGGCACAGTGGTCGAATTGGTGGATGAGTTGCATCATGGCCATGCGGGTGAGCCTGATTTGTTCCGTCAAGGGTGTTTGTGTGCGCCAGGCGTTGTTGCCTCCTTGTGACACGTATCCTTCGATCATGTCGCCGAGGAAGGCGATGTGGACCCGTTGCGGTTTGCCTGCTTGCTGCCAGTAGTGTTTTGCGACTATGAGGGAGTGCAAATAGTCGTCGGCGAAGTGTGCTGTTTCTCCTCCGGGGATGCCTTTGCCGATTTGGAAGTCTCCTGCCCCGATGACGAAGGCCGCAGTGCTGTAGTCGGTGTGGGTGTCTTGTTCGGGTTTTGGGGGTGTCCATTCGGCTAGTTTGTTGACGAGTTCGTCGACCGGGTAGGGGTTGGTTGCGGGTTGGTGGTCGATGATTTTTTGTATGGATCGGCCGGTTTCTCCGTTCGGTAAGGTCCATTCGGAGATGCGTGTGCGGCGTACGGTGCCGTTGGCGAGATTGTCGTCGATGGTGTCGATGGCGTTGTCGTGGTTGGCTAGCTGTGTGAGTAGCCGGTCTATATTGTCTATCACTGGTTTTCCTCTTCTGTTTGTGGGGTGGTGTTGGCTTGTTTGCGGCGATAGTCTTTGATGACGGTGGCGGAGATGGGGTATCCGGCTTCAGTGAGCATTTGGGCTAGCTGTGTGGCGGGGATGGACCTGTCGGCGAGTACGTCGGCAGCCTTATCACCGTAGCGTTGGATGAGGGTTTCAGTTTTGGTTGCCATGATGTCCTAGGGGTTGTGTGGTGGGTTGCCATCCTGTGCGGCAGTCGCCGTCGTGTCCTGGTTTGCGGGTGCACCATGATACGTTGCTGGCATTGTGGATGATGGCGCGGCCGCATATGACGTCTTGTAGGTGTTCGGGAAACTTGCCGTTGTTGTCCCTGTTTGTGTCGGTCACGTGTGGGGTTGTGGTGACCATCATGTCTCCTCTGCGTGAAAGAGTGTGCAAATATGATGCGGGTGTGGTGGGTGTTTATGCGGGTATGGTTTTCATCACCTTGCTGAATGTTACTTGGTTATTGTACATCATTTGGGTGATTTCCTGGTCGGTTTTGTCGGGGTGTTGTTTTCGCAGGTTTGCCCATTGGCAGGCGTTGTCGGTTTCCTGCTGTAAACGTGTCAGGTGTTGTTCGTTGATGATGTGTTTCCACATGGTCCATGACACGTCGAGCCGGTTAAGGATTTCGAGGGCTGGCACGTTGAACTGGTCGAGGAAGAGTATTTCCTCCGTGTAGTAGTCTTTTTCGTATTGGTCCCATCCGCTTCGGTGCCTGTTGGGCTGGTTTTTGGGGTAGGCTTCCCGGCAGATTTTGTGTAACCGTTTTGCCATGTCGTCGGGTAGTTTAATGTCGGGGTTGGCGCGGATCATGGATCGCATCCCGTCGTAGGTGGTGCCCCAGGTGTGCATGATGTGGAGTGGGTCCACGCCGTCGGCCCATTTTTCTGCACAGATGGCGAGGCGTGTGCGTCTCCTAGTGGCCTTACTCGTGTCGCGGCGGCCGGGGATGGGGCATGTGTCGAGGGGATCCATGATGTTTTCTATGCCTTTCTTGGAGTGATGTTTTGTTTGTCTGGTTTTATTGTAGCACAGTGTCTAGTGCTTGTGTCAACCCTGTTTTTCCGGCCTGCAGATAGGTGTCTGTGACATCCCCGACAGTGAGGGGTACGTGTATGGCTTGGGGGAGTGCCGTCTGGAGGGTTTGGGCCATCTGGTCTCCTGCTTTGTCGGGGTCGGACCAGATGTAGATTCGGTCGTAGCCTTCAAAAAATTTGGTCCAGAAAGTTTGCCACGAGGTGGCCCCGGGTAGGGCTACGGCCGACCATCCGCATTGTTCGAGGATCATGGAGTCGAATTCGCCTTCGCAAATGTGCATTTCGGCTGCCGGGTTGGCCATGGCGGCCATGTTGTAGATGGAGCCTGTGTCCCCTGCCGGGGTTAGATATTTGGGGTGGTTGTGGGTTTTGCAATCATGCTGGAGTGAGCAGCGGAAACGCATTTTTCGTATTTCGGCTGGCTCCCCCCAGACGGGGTACATGTATGGGATGGTGATGCACTGGTTGTAGTCTTCGTGGCCTGGGATGGGGTCATTGTCGATGTATCCAAGGTGGTGGAGCCGGGCTGTTTCTTCGCTGATGCCTCTTGCCGAGAGCAGGTCGAGTATGTTTTCGAGGTGGGTTTCGTAGAGGGCTGAGGCTTTCTGGATTCGGCGGCGTTCCGCAATGTTGTAGGGTTGTAGTGAGTCGTACATTAGGGTTTTCTTTCTCTAGTCGTTGTTTCAGTTTGGCGAGGCCTCCTCCGATACCGCATGTGTGGCAGTACCAGACGCCCTTGTCGAGGTTGATGCTCATGGAGGGCTGGTGGTCGTCGTGGAACGGGCAGAGGATGTGTTGCTCGTTCCTGGAAGGATTGTAGCGTATCTGGTAGGTGTCGAGGAGGCGGCAGGTGTCAGAGGTGTGGGAGGAGCTCGTTGAGGGTTGATACCACATAGGCTTCGCTCCAGGGTTTGTTGCGCTGTTTCATGATGACGAGTCCGATGGTGGACTGGTTTTCGCGGTTGCGGTGGGTTTCGTAGTTGCGTGCCTCCCGGCTGGCTTGTTTCACGAATTCGGCGAGGTGGGGCTGTCCGGCTTTGGCTTCTATTACATAGGTTTTGTGGCCGGTTGTGAGGATGAGGTCGCCTTCGTCTTCCCTTCCGTTGAGGTGGAGGCGCTCTATATCATGGCCGGTGTCGCGTAGCTGGTGGAGGAGTCGTGTTTCCCATTCTGCGCCGGCCCGGCGGTTGCGTGACTGTTGTGTCGACATGATAGTCCTTTGTGTGTTGGGGTCATGTTCCATGGCTGTTTTTCGGCGAGTGGCCCGAAGAATGTGTATTCGGGGTAGGCTCGCAGTCGTTCGTATCGGGTGCCGTCTGGGCTGGATTTGCCTGTGCGCTGTTTTAACACGGCGATGCGTGCCTCTGCCGGTATCGATAGGCCGTTGCCGTTATCCTCGCCACCATACAGGGAGACTCCCAATATGAGTTGTGGTTTTTCGGAGAGGCCGTTTTTGATTTCCCGCCTAGCCGGGGGGTGTTCTATGTCGGAGCCGGTTTTGTCGGTTGCGTGGTGTGTGACAATAATGGTGGAGCCAGTATCCCTGCCTAATGATGTGATCCATTGCATGGCTTCTTGCTGGGCCTGATAGTCACTCTCGCAGTCTTGAATGTCCATCAGATTGTCGATAACAATGAGTGGTGGGAAGGTGTTCCACATTTCCATGTAGGCTTGCAGTTCCATGGTGATGTCTGTCCATGTGATGGGTGACTGGAATGAGAATGTGATGTGTTGGCCGTGGTGGATGCTGTCTCGATAGTATTCTGGCCCGTAGTCGTCGATGTTTTGTTGTATCTGGGCGGTGGTGTGTTGGGTGTTGAGTGAGATGATTCGTGTGGAGGCCTCCCAGGGTGTCATGTCCCCTGATATGTAGAGGGCGGGCTGGTTAAGCATTGCTGTGATGAACATGGCTAGCCCGGATTTTTGGCTGCCGGACCGCCCCGCGATCATGACCAAATCCCCTTTGTGAATGTGCATGTCCAGATTGTCATACAAGGGTGCTAGTTGGGGTATGCGGGGCAGTTCGGCGGCTGTTTGGGAGGCTCTCTCGAAGGATCGTTGTAGAGAGAGCATCGGAGCCTTTATCTATCTGTCTATCGGTTGGATGATGTTTTGGTGGTCAGATGGAGTCGATATCGATGTCAGCATCAGCAGGGGCTGTGGTGTCGTCTAGCTGGCCGTTATCGCGTTTGTCTACGTATTCGGCAACCTTATCGTAGATGGCGTCATCGAGGGGTTTAAGCACGACCGCGTTGAACCCGTTTTTGGTGCGCACGGTGGCGAGTTTGAAGGCCTGCTCCTCGCCAAGGTATGCCTCTAGGTCGCGGATCATGGAGTGTGGGCGGTCGTTGTTGCCGCGTGCTTTCTCAATAATAGCGTTGGGGATGGTTTCTGGGGTGCCGTTGTTGAGATCGTCTAGGGTGTGGAAGATTGTGACATCAGCGTAAATACGATCGGCGGTCTGTCCACCGTAGCCTTCGGTGTTGTGTTCCACGTCTCGGACTTTGAAGGCGATGGCGGTGGCGTCCTGGTTTCGGGACGGGTTGAAGAAGGTGCTGTTGCTGTTGTTGTTGCGGTAGTTGGCGAGTCCCATTGTTGTTTCCTTTACTGTTTGTGTTGTTTTGTTTGTTGGTTTGTGTCGGTTTTATCGGGTGAGGCTGTTTCGTTTGTTGCGGAAAGCCTCGGATACGTCACTGTTGCTGGTGATGGTCTTTTTGTATTGTTTGAGAAGGTCGGCTAGCTGTGCCTTGCTTGTGGCTTTGTTGATTTTGTCGATGATGGTGTTGTTTCCTTCTGAGGCGATGTTGTCTACGTAGTCTTTGGCGGCCTGGTTGTATCGGTCTTGGAGGATGATGGATGCTGTGGCGATCAGTGTTGCCAGGTCCCAGTTCCTTGCCGCGGAGCTGTTTTTGAGTCCGCCTAGCAGGTCGATGATAGTCTTCTTGACTTGGTCGGCGGTGTCTCCGCGGATGACGGTCCATGGGGCGGCGTAGTCGCCTCCGTATTTGAGTGTGACGGTGAATCGGTCGTCGTCTGTGTTGTCGGTCACTGGTGCTCCTTGCTTTCTTGTGTTGGGGCTGTGATGGTGGTTTCTATAGGGTACCTGTAGGCGTCTTTCCCGTTGACAGCCCAGCAGGCGTCCTTGACGGGGCAGCCTTTGCAGAGTGCTGTGACGTGGGGTACGAAGATGCCTTGGCTGATTCCTTTCATTGCTTGACTGTACATGGATGATACATGCCGGTAGGTGTTGTTGTCAAGGTCATAGAGTTCGGTGGATGTGCCTTGTGTCGGGGACTTGTCGTCGTTGCGGCTGGTGGCTGGCGTCCAAAACATGCCTTTTGTCACATCGTTGCCGTGTTGGTTGAGCATGTACCTGTAGGTGTGCAGCTGCATACTGTCGGCGGGTAGGCGTCCGGTTTTGAGGTCGAGAATGAAGGTTTCGCCAGTATCGGTGTCGGTGAAAACGCGGTCGATGTAGCCAACGATCTGGGTGCCGTCCTGGAGGGTGGTTTCTACCGGGTATTCGATGCCTGGCTGGCCGTCAATAACAGCGATAGCATATTCTGGATGGTTGCGCCTCCAGTTTTTCCACCTGTCCACAAAGGTGGGGCCGTATATCATCCACCAATTGTAGTCTTTTTTGTGTGGCCCGCCCGACTCGCACATGTTTTTGCACACCCTGCCGGAGGGTTTGATTTCTGTGCCTTCGGATTCGGCGAGGGCGACTTGGGTGTCGAAAATGTTTTTGAAGGATGAGAGTTTGTCTGGTAGTGCAGGGTATTCGGTGGGGTTGTACAGGTGTAGGTCGTATTGTTCGGTGATGTGGTGTATGGCGCTTCCGGCGATGGTGGCGTACCAGGTGTGGTGTTGGGCGTGGTAGCCGTGGGATAGGCGCCATTTTTCTCCGCATTCGGCCCACTGTGACAGTGATGAGTAGGAGATGTGGCCTGGATGGTCGATGGTGGATGGTTTTTGTGCTAGGGACATTACTTGTCGCCTTTGTGGGTGTTCCATGGGTTGCGGGTGTCTTGGCCGGCGTGGTGTTGCTGGTATGCGAGGAGTGCGAGGCAGTGCCAGGCAGCATGGGCTAGATGGGGTAGCCCGGATTCATCATCGAGGTTGTTGCCTTGCTGCCATGATAGTAGGTGCCTGTAGAGGGCGTCGACGCTGTGGCTCCACGGGTAGCCGCCGGTCCAGTTGTTGTCGCCGTATTTGGTGGCGCCGTATCCTGCCACGGAGCCTAGATCGTGCAAGGCTGCGGGGTCGATGAGGGATAGCCTGCAGAGTTTCAATTCTTTTCGGGCACCGGTGTTGGGGTCGGTGTACATGCGGGTGGGCTCATCCATGGGGTGTGTGCTCCTTGAGTGTGGGTTACTGGTTGGGGTTGTGGGCGAGTGCTACGGCGAGAATAATGATGGCGAGGGTTTCAGCAATAAGTATGGGTGTTGTGATCATTTAGTGTCTCGGGGATTGTTGGTGAGGGTTGAGGCGCCTAGGAGGGTGGTGAGGGCGCATGCGGCGATGATGGCGAGGGCTGCCTTGTGTGGGGTGCCGGTTGCGTACATCCATGTGATGATGGCGCCTTGGATCCAGGCGAGGCTGGTGAAGAACGTTTCGTAGCTGTGTAGCTCAATGTTGTTGGGTGTGTTCATGCTTGCTCCTGAAGAATGGTGTTGATGGTTTTATAAATGTTGTACAGGTCGGTTTCGATAGATAACAGTTGGTGGATTTCGTGGTCGAGATCAATGTCTGGGTTGAGGGTGTTGATGCGGGAGGCAATATCGGTGGCTGTGCGTAGTGTGCCGCCGGTGTGGTGAATAATGTGTGCCGTGTCGGCGAGTCCGGTGGTGACAGCGTAGTGGGAGAGGAGAGGCATAGCTGGGGGGTGCTCCTTGGCGGGTTACTGTTGCGGGTTGATGTTGAGGTCGGTGACGTGCGGGTGGTCTTCTGTTCCGGTGACGAGGCAGTGGACGGTGACGGGTAGTTTGGATGCTCCCGGCTGGCGGACGGTGGCGCCGTAGACGATGGAGAAGGTGTCTTTGCCAATAATTTTGTGGAGTTGGAGGTCGATGTCGGGGTTGCCGTTCCAGTTGACACCGTGTGCGGCGGCCTGTTGTTCGGCTTTGCGGTTGCAGGTGTGTGCGGCCGTGATCATGGTGAGACCTTGTGAGGTTTCTTCACCCCTTGTTTGGGCTTGCCGGTGGGCTTTCCGCTGTTCGGCTCGCAGTGACTGTTCTGCGGCTGCCTGCCGTGCTTTCTTGTCGGCTTTGCGCTGTTGGACGGTTTTGGGGGTCCATTCGGTGTTGGCTGTGGTGGCCTGTGGGGCGGGTTGTGAGGTGAGTGGCGGATTGTCGTCTGGGGCTGGCATGAATGAGGCGGCGGCAATGATGGCGGCTGTGATTCCGGCGATGGTGTAGCCTGTTTTCTTGTTCATGATTGTTGTCCCCTTTCCGGGGTGTTGTTCGTTGCTGACATGATCAATACTTCCAGTGACTGGACCTCGTGTCAAGGCTGCGCTCAACGATTGTGAGCGATCATTGTATGGCTAGGGGTTTTATCGGCTGTACAGGGTGAGTAGGTGGCCAACATTGATACGGGTCACGTTCCAGTAGAGTTGTGTGGCTTCTCCACCGGTGAGCGGCTTCCACTCGTCGTGGCTGAACACGGTGCCATCGGATGCGATGAATGTGTTGGGGCGTAGCTTGTGGAGTTCGGCTTCCACGCTCTGCCGGTAGGCTTCGGCGAGGCTCTCAAAATCCATGTGGTCGCAGGAGAGGTTTTCGAGGCGTGTCAGGTCGAAGGGTGTGGGGCAGTCGTAGCTGGCGGGGCTGTAGAGCTGGGTGAAGTGGTTGGCGATCTTCTGCATCATGATTCCTTTTCTGGTGATGGTGTGTTGATGGTTTTATCGTGTGGCTTCGGCGATGATAGCGTCGAGGTCGATCATGTCGATCATGTCGTGGAGTTCCTCAGCCTCATTCTCAGATAGGTGGCGCCAGTCACAGTCTCCGTATACGGCGCCGTCGAGGGTGACAGTCCACAGTGGCCGGATGAGTCGTATGGCTTCTTGTACTTTAGCGTGGTACATGCGGCGCACCATATCGAGATCGATGTCGTCTGAATGGTTTCCGGTGAGGCTGTGGAGGCTGAGCGGGTCGATCTCGGTCTGCCCGTAGAGGGAGGTGATGGATGGGGTAATGAGTGTGGTGGCCATTTTTGGTGTGTTCCTTTCGGTGGTGTATGGGTTGTTGTGGTTTCTAGAGTGTGCGGGCTGCGACCCCACAGTCAAGGCTGCGCTCATTCGGATTGAGCGTTTCATATGAGTGTGGCATGGGATGTGGTGTATCTCACTTAAGCTTTTATTGCCTCTCTCAGCGTCTCAAATCTTCTGGAGGTAGGAGATTATAGGGTTGGCCCTGCTGATCGATTCTAGGCCCCATACAGGGCGTCTCAGGGGCATGTATGGGTGATAGCGGGTGTGGCAGATGATCTAGCGAGTCGAGATAGTCCTGCATTGTAAAGGTCGAGGTGTCAGATCTGGGCATGGAATCCACACCCCCATACTATGTGAGATGTATCACATCCTCCTGACTTGGTGTGCACCCTCGAGGCCATCCTGTCGATCTGGCGTGAAGGGTGTAGCCCAGAAATGCCGTTTAAAGCCTTCACACTGCGCCTAGGAGCGCCTTGCAGGGTGGGGGCTAGGTGTTTATACCCCCAAGCAATTCTGATCGATTCTAGACGCCTCCCAGAGCCTGATACGCGATCCGCTATCCAGACACAGACCATCAGCCCCTATCCTGGTTAGCTAAGCCTCAACTATGTGGACAGTGTGGGATGCTAAGAGGGAAGAAGGACACGGTACAAGAAAGAGGGGGAGCATCAGCCTTCAAGCCTTAAGGTCTTAGCGCTTGGCACCGAGCCCCTCAAGGGCTTGGCATCAGCCCGACAGCCCGAGCAGGCTCAGCCGAACAGGCACAGCAATGAAAAGGGTACACGCCATCAGGGAAGGTTTGAGAGTACGAGGAGCCCTAGCGACGAGTACTCTCAAACCTGAGGGAACACCCTCAGCACTGATGGGCCTAGCGTGTTCGGAAAGGACACGGGTCAAGGTGTGACAGCTGTCCGGGAGTGAAACCCGTTCTGACTAGGGGTTTCAGCCTTAACCACCCTCAAAGGTTACAAGAATCTAAGAAAATTTAAGGAAAAGTTTAGGTTTAATTTTTGGACCTTTACTACCAAAAACACCCGTTTACACCCCTCAAACCCGCCTATAGAGCCAAAACCACCAGTTTGACTCATCCCAGGTGGGGTATGATAGGCTGGACAGGTAGCCAGCTGGACGCAAGGCCGAAATCCGCTGACGCGGCTTTCACCCTTACATCCATCAGTCTACCAAACACTTAAAGACATAAGGGCTTAGCGCTAAGGTGCTGATAGCTTAGCACCGAGCCCCTCAAGGGCTCGGCATCAGTCTTAAAGCCTTCAACACTTAAAGTACATATAAAACTTTAAAAGTTAAACGTTAAAAGCTTTAAACCTTAACACCTAAGTTAAGTATAAAACCTTAAAAGCTTAGCACTTAAGGATATAAACTTTACATCAGTGTTTAAGACTTAAAACCTTAAAGCTTTAAACACTTAAAGTAACTATAAAACATTAAAGACCTTAAGTACTTAAAGTTAACCATCAGTCTTAAACTTTATTATTATAACCTATAAGTCTTAAAGCTTATAGGTATTATAATATAATATAAGTTATAAAAGTTTTAGAAGAGCTAAGGGGTTAACTTCTTTACTTCTCTTCTCTCTTTGGTACTTTCTCTCTTCTCTTCTTTTCTTCATCAGGGGAGAAGAGGAACCTTTACCATCAGCGCCGATGGGCTTTCACCGTGTGACTCGTGTACCACCGGTCGCACGCTCCCGGTTGCACACTCCCCACACTTACTCTACCCGTGTCCCTTTCAGGCTTGGCGTGTTCGGCTGAAGGCGTACGGCGTGTCACGCTCTCATCCTTAACACCGGGTGAGACTTAAAGTGTATATTATATGTAGAAGACTTTAAAACCTATCAGGTGTTCCCGCTTAGCCCGTGTCCTACATCGCCAAGCGCTAAGCCTTGAAACGCGAACACACACCCACCCCCATTTTTCTTCCGTATCCTTCTCTTTTAACACAGCTGGGGGGCGATGTGATCTTTCTCACACCCAGGGGGGTGGTGGAGAAAACAAACACCCCGGCACAAACAGAACACCCCCTCAAACGAACAAAACAGGGCCTAGAATCGATCAGCAGGGCATCGGTAGGGTATTCATACCCCCAACGGTTCCCAGGCCGTTACAGGGGCAATGAGAGGCTCACGGGGGCAAGGGGAGATCAGGGGACGTGATGGCACATACCAACCGCACCGCATCCTCCGCCCATCGACGCTGGCGGCAACGACTCATCACCCAAGCACGACAGCAAGGCCAAACCACCTGCCCACTCTGCGGAGTCACCATCACCTGGGGCACACACGACCTACCAACCAGCCCCGAAGCCGACCACATCACACCCGTCAGCCGGGGAGGACTCAACACCCTCGACAACGGGCAAATCATCTGCAGAACATGCAACAGAAGCAAAGGCAACAGAACACAACCAAACATCACATTCCAACAACAAACCACAAAAACATTGATTCCATGGTGACAAACCCGCCAACCCCCACCGGGGACACCCCCTGCACAGGCGTGCAAGACC